GATGATTGGAATCAATCTATTTTTTAACTTTATATTGGCGTATAATGGGTTTGTGGGATATATGTCAAATACGCCCTTTTTATATATTACTTTTCTCAAACGTACTAGTGCATTTTACTTTTTGGAAGATACACTCATGGAAATATTTCTATATAAACGTTATGAATACGTCCCCCACCATTTGGTTGCTCTTGCGGGTATTTTAAGCATAAGAGTGGATACACCAACATATCCAATTCTATTAATGTACTTCTGTACCGAATCCACCAGTTTTGTTTTAAATATTCGTCATGTCCTCAAAACGCATTTTTATTTACCGGTTTCTTTAGATTTAACCTTTTTTATGTATCATAACATCATGCGAAATATGGTCATGACATTTGTGATATATAACTTACAAGAATATAAAGTATTGTACTATGGGGGGTGGGCGATTCAAGGGATGACCTATTATTGGACCTATACATGGTGGAAAAGCATTCGCAATCATCAAAATAAAAAAGCATTACTTTAATATGGTATTTTGGTGAAAGTTCATGTATGTAAATATAGATTCTTTCTTGTCTTTCAGGGAGGACATGGTATTCAAATAGGTATCTAGTGTTGGTATCGTCCCTTCCATGGCGGTTATTGCCGATAACTCCGCCGAAGCCAAATAGACATTGGCCCCTTTTCCAAGGCGATTGGGAAAATTGCGCGTAGAAGTGGATAGTACCGTCGCATTATCTTTGACGCGTGCTTGGTTGCCCATACACAAAGAGCAACCCGGCATTTCGATTTGTACATTGGAAGCCTTATATACATCATAATATCCTTCTTCTTGTAAAATATGTTTGTCCATCTTTGTGGGAGGAGAGATCCATAATGTAGTATTCAGGGGTCTTGTTTCACGTCGCAACAGCTCACCAGCAACCCGAAAATGACCAATATTGGTCATGCAACTTCCAATAAAAACTTCATCTACCTTTTCACCTTGAACTTCTGACAACAATACGGCATGATCCGGATCATTGGGGGCACATAAAATTGGCTCTTTGATCTCGTTCAAATCAATATCCATGACTTCCTTATAGGTTGCTCCCTTATCCGCTTTCATGAGAGTGGGGTTTTTCAACCATGCTTTCATGGACTCAATGCGACGTGCTATGGTGCGTTTGTCTTCATAGTCTTGATCGATCATCCACTCCAATAAAGCAATGTTGGATTGTAAATATTCTACGATTGGGGCTTCGTCTAATGCAATCGTACATCCTGCCGCGGATCGTTCTGCGGTTGCGTCGGATAATTCAAAAGCTTGCTCGCACGTCAAATGAGGTAAGCCTTCAATTTCAAGAATGTTTCCGCTGAAAATATTTTTCTTGTTTTCTTTTTCCAAGGTAAGAAGCCCCTTTTGTCTTGCTACATATGGAATGGCATGAACTAAATCCCGCAAAGTAATCCCTTCTTGCATGGTTCCGTGAAAACGCACCAACACCGATTCGGGCATGTCCAAAGGCATGACTCCCGTTGCCGCCGCAAAGGCAACCAATCCAGAACCCGCAGGAAACGAGATACCAATAGGAAAACGCGTATGCGAATCACCTCCCGTTCCAACCGTGTCTGGAAGTAGCATGCGATTCAACCAACTATGAATAATTCCATCACCTGGTTTTAAGGAAATACCCCCGCGATTTTGTATGAACTCGGGGAGCGTATTGTGCGTAATGATATCCACTGGTTTTGGGTATGCGGCCGTATGACAAAACGACTGCATGACCAAATCCGACGTAAACCCCAAACAAGCCAAGTCCTTCAATTCGTCGCGAGTCATGGGACCCGTCGTATCTTGCGAACCAACGCTGGTGACCAACGGCTCGCAATACGTTCCGGGCAAAATCCCCTCTTGATTGCACGCTTTTCCGACCATTTTTTGTGCCAATGTATACTTCTGATGTTCTGTTGGATATTCCATGGTAGTTGGTAAAAAGATCGACGTAGAAGAAGAATCGTTTAAGGCTTTTTGAGCCTTATGTGTCAAACCTTTTCCAATGATCAATGGGATACGTCCTTTTGCGCGCACGCTATCCAGTATGGTCGGTTGTTTTAAGGTCCACTCGCATAATGTTTCTCCACTATGATGATCTTTGGTGATCCCTTGATGTGGATATACATCAATTACTTGGCCACTGTAAAAAGAGGACACGTCCATTTCAATAGGCAATGCACCACTGTCTTCCATGGTATTGAAAAAAATGGGAGCGATTTTACTACCAAAACAATATCCACCTGTTCTTTTGTTTGGAACGTGAGGAATGTCTTCGCCAAAATGCCACAAGATACTATTTGTAGCACTTTTCCGACTAGATCCGGTTCCGACAACGTCCCCTACATAGCAAATGGGATGTCCTAGAACCTGAAGAGCATTGATTTGGGTTAAAGGCCCGACTTCATGAGACTCGTCTGGATATATGCCATCTCTGGGTGTTTTCAACATACTTCTTGCGTGTAATGGAATATCCGGACGACTCCATGCATCTTGAGCTGGAGACAAATCGTCGGTATTGGTTTCTCCTGACACCTTAAATACGGTCAATGTAACTTTATCCGGAGTTTGTGGGTTTTGTAGAAACCATTCTCCTTGAGACCATGAGTATAATAATTGTTCGGCATAACGATTCCCTTTTTTGTATTTTTCTTCAATATCGTGGAACGAATCAAAAATCAATATTGTATGTTTCAATTGCATGTAAGCGTCATATTGATATATGGGATCATCTAACAACTTTGTCAATATATTTACGTTATACCCTCCTTGCATGGTTCCCAAGATTTGAATCGCCTTTTTAGGAGTAATGATACTACAGTGATTCTCATAGGTACATAGTTTGTTTAAAAAATCGGCCTTCAAACGACTAGTATCATCTACTCCTGGTAAAATACGGTTTTCAAATTGATCCAATAAAAATGTTTTATATTCAACATTGCAATATTCCTGCGACTTTAGTATATTACATAACAATTGAACTTCATCCATTTGCAATGGCAAAGGTGGAATGGAAAGGGTGGATCTTTTTTGCGCATTGGTTTGAACCTTACGCAAAAAAGATTGGAACATATACTAGTATATTATTGGAGTATTTAAATTGTTTTTTGTATCAAACGATACGTTATGTAGGTGACAACCAAAAGAATCACATCATATATAGCCGAGCTGTATCCAACCTGATGAAACCACCGAGAAAAGAATGATTTTGTCATGGGATAAGATTGAAAATAGAGACAAAATCCACTTGTGATGAAGAATGTAATTATAGCAACAATCAGCACAATGGATGTTTCGGATTTTATTTGAAGTAATTTCGCCACCAATAATGCGATTTGTAAGTAGACAAAGATAAAAAATAAATCCAGAGGTACGTTGGATAAGAATCCCTTGAAATAATATTCATTCACAATGGAGGGTTTTTGAGTGATATATTGGGGGAGTCGCAATACAAACACCAACACAAATAGAGTAACCATACAGGCCATGACAAAAGCAAGGAGATCTTTCAATGATAAAGTCATATATGTTATATCAAGAATAAAAATTGAACATATCTTATGGATTCTTGTAATATGTGAAAACAATATGATTCTATTTGTCTCTTGTCTCTTTTGTCTCTTGTGGACTTATATCAATGCTTTGAATACTCCTTTGCAAGTTCAACAGTTGGCCCTTCAAAATCATAAACTAGTACCCTATTTTGCAAAAACATATTTACGTAAATACCCCTATCTTACAATGGATCAAAAAAAAGAAATGGTTCAAGAAGGATATGAAGGATTTATGAAAGCGTGTCAAAAGTTCGATGCGTCGCGAGGATTTCAATTGTCCACATATAGTCGGTTTTGGATTCATCGGTATATGAACGAATACATCAAAAAATATTATAGAGACAAATATATGTTTATTTCCTTGGATTCGAGACCGTATCTAGAAGAATCATACGAACACTCCTTGCGCATCATCGATGAATATGATTTAGAACCTTGGGAAAAAGAATTATTGCGCCAAAAGTTTGATCACAGAAGAACCTTTATTTCGATATCCAAAGAAATGAACATGTCACGCTGTTCGTTACGACGTGTATATTACAATATATATGAAAAAATCCGCAACCAATCAAATACGAAATTGTTTTAATAATTTATTTATAATTTATATATTACTTGAATAAATGAGTGATGATCCGTATCCAACAAACAAACCTGGTTTATTTTTTGATGATGAACAAACCAATATCGACAAAATGAACCAGTCTATTTACAAAGATATAATACATTCCGTTTGTGTAGAGTCCACGATTGACGAGAGTACGTTATTAGGAACGGTGCAAGTGAATGATGCGTTAATGAATGATGCGTTAAATATTCCTCTAATTATGGAAAAGTATTATATTCCTCTAATTATGAGAGAGAGTTATATACATAAAACTATAGAACAAGTATACAAACCAGGACTAACTGTAACACATTGCAAAAAAATAATGCAATGGGCAAATAATAATGATTCCAAGTATCCCAAACGATTTGTTTTATTTGATTGGGATAGAACTATTTCACAAATTGAAATGGATATTTTTGGATGGAAGAATATGGACATTTTTGATCAAACATATAATAAAATCTCCAGTTATGCGACCTTGCCGTCCGGGAACAAAGCCACCGTAATAGAATTAATTAAACATGCTATAGATAATGATACAGTTTTAACACAAGAAAAAAAACAAATTTTAATAAATAGATTAGATACGGTTGATGCTAATGAAGATATAATTTATTTATTAGGTGGTAAAATAAGGTACGAAATGATCAAAGAAATGATAGGTGTATTATTTGATAAACAAATTGATGTGGTCATTTTAACTAATAATTCATATGTTATAAAGAGGTTCGATCCACAATTTAAATATTTTACAGATACTTTAAAGAAAATAGATAAAAGATTTGATTTTGATAATCTGATATATTCTAGTGAAAAAATAGAAACACTAGAACAAAAAGAAAGCGGTATATGGAACGTCGTGTTGCGGTCTACACCTAATCCTCAAAAGAAATCATTCTTGTCAACTCCATCAAGACTACTTGAATTAGGAAAATCCGTATTTAAAAATGTTAGAGGTAAACCTAAGAATAAAGGTGGTGCGTTTAGGACTAGAAAGTATTTTAAATCTAAGACTAATAACGGTTCTAAGAATAAGAAAGGTGGTGCGTTGAGGACTAGAAAGAAATATTCAAAAAGAGGTAAAAAACGAAAAATCCGCAAAAAATCAAAGACCGCATTGATCGAATAAAAGGGCCTTTGCGTTCATGGCCGATTCTGGTTTATAATTGTAAATGATATTTTGAAAGAAGAGGTATTCGTAGACGAAGAGACAAATCAACACCACACTGTCTTGTTTGATGACATATAGATTGATTTTTTTAATGTTTTGATGATTCCAATACAACAACAGATTCATCAATACAATCCACACTAGTAAACACCCGTTCAACATATACGTAAACCGAAGGGGAACGTGGTTGTTGTACGTGCGGTGCTCGCTTTCTATATACTCATACAATGGATTTAAATCAATGTTCATGTTGAGACAAACCAAATTACTTACCATCACAATATCCTTAAAATTGTTTTTGAATGCTTTTTCTTCTTGTTCCACGATGTAATACCAGAAAAAAATACTTTCAAACACGGAAAAAAGAAAAATATGAACGAATATATGATACGCTTTTACAATCGTTGTGTGTGTTTTTGATTTTTCTTGTTCCAAGAGCATAATAACATCTTGGTTCGTTCGTGTCTGATTTTCATTGTATATCGTCGATAGTTCTATTTCGTGCATATGTATATTATGAATACTAGAATGATTCTTTATTCTTTATTTAATGTTCCTTTTCTTTGGAATCTTGTTTGTGTTTATGTTTGAGAATCCCTTGATGAATCATCATATTGATACCCCACGTGGCGCTGGTCAACAAAAGTTGATACGTTGTATTTTGAGCATTGGTTTGTATCCATCGTAGCACCCGGCATTGGGGTGTTTCGTTGTAAAATGGAATAAATGCATATTGGTGCCACTTTTTGGGCTGACAGTACTTATAAAACAGTTCCGTACTGGCGCCGTTGGCGAGACACCAAAAGATATAAATACACACAAACAGAAGTCCGCTTTTGACAAATTGTTTCATGGGTTCATCCTTTGTGCTAGGTACACTATTTTGGAATCAATTTTTATTTCATTTTATTTTTTGGTTAAAGATAATGTGTGTGATATATGTATACTCATGCGAGGCATTCAAATCATTTCGGATCAAATCCGCGAATCATTACGTGTAAAAAAAGAAGTGGATTCGTTGCAAGACTTTTCCAAGGCCCATATTGACCAATATGTTCAGGTTCGGAAAGGATTGTATGAACTCTATCATAAAAAATGTATGAGAGACTACGAGATTCACCATCAAGAGTGTAGTGAAAT